TTGCTCCTAGGATTGGTGACACCTTCAGTGTTGCTGGTATAGAGAAAGTTTATACTGTAACGGCTAACGCTACACTAGCAAGTGGTGGAGCCACTGTAGCTATAAATCCCAACCTAGCTTCTAGCCCCGCTGATAATGCAGCAGTTACTTGGTTATCCTTAGACAGAAGCAATGCACAAAGAATAAGAACAACTAAATACAGAATTGGAACCACAGAAAAAATTGCTGGTGTTGATGGCTACAATTACCCATTCATTTTTGATGGGACAACTTTCTCTGAAGTAACTGGCATTGCAGATGTTGAAGGAGCCGAGTTTGTTGTCTTCCATAAAAATCAACTATTCTTTGCTGTTGGACACAGTTTAATATTCACTGCCCCTTATACTGATACAGATCTTACGGCTGCCAATGGCTCAGGTATTATTTCTGTAGGAGCAAAAATTACTGGATTGATTGTCTTTAGAGACATTTTAGTTATATTCACTGAAAGAACAATTAGCCAGCTAACAGGAAATACAATTTCTGATTTTGTTTTACAGCCAGTGACAAGGAATGTTGGTTGCATATCCTCAGATACTATTCAAGAGATTGGTGGAGATTTAATTTTCTTAGGCGCAGATGGATTAAGGCTTTTTGGTTTGACAGACAGAGTAGGCGATTTCAATTTAGGGTTGGTGTCTAAACCTATCCAGACTGAAATGACTGATCTTATTTCATCCTGTACCAGCTTCTCTAGTGTAGTTATAAAACAGAAGTCTCAATACAGGCTTTTGGGATTTAATACAAACACTAAGGCTGCTAGTTCTAGGGGAATCATAGGTACGCAGATGACTAGTGATAACACTAGTAATATTTCTTGGGCAGAACTTGTTGGATTCAAAGCCTATGTAGCTGATTCTTATTACGACAATAAAATAGAAACTGTTTTATTTGCTAACACAGACGGCTATGTTTACCAAATGGAAAGTGGAAACACTTTAGACGGCTCTGACATCATTGCTTCTTTTGCAACTCCTTTTGTGTTTATGGAAGATGCAAGAATCAGAAAGACAATGTATAAGCTATTTTTATACACAGACCCACAGGGAAGTGTGTCAGTGAACACTAATTTAAAATTTGATTTTGATACCGTTGGAAGTGTTCAGCCCAGCCTAATTACATTGAGTAATGTAACATCTTCTGTAGGAATCTACGGCACAAGCGTAGCAAAATATGGTACAACTACATACGGTACTAAACTGAAGAAGCTTTTTGAGACACAGGTAATAGGATCGGGATTCTCTGTATCTCTGCAATTCACATCAGAAAGCACAGATCCTCCTTTCTCTTTGGATGCTGCTACATTAGAGTATTCAACACACGATAGACGTTAAGGAAAAACTATGACAGGTTACGCAAGAGTAGACTCAGTTAACAATATTGCTGATGGTAATATTATTAATGCATCAGATTTGGATGGAGAGTTTGATGGAGTAGCTGCTGCCTTTAATAGCAGCACTGGACATATCCACGATGGCAGTGCAGCCAATGGCGCTCCCATTACTAAAGTTGGGCCAGCACAGGATGTAGTTGTTTCTGCAACGACAATGTTGCCTAAAACCACTGCCACTGTTGATATTGGTAGCAGCAGTCTTAAGTTTAAAGATTTCTTTTTTAGTGGTGCTGGTAGTGTTACTGGCACTATCACTGCTGGTGGATTTGCTGGCCCAATAAACGGAACTGTTGGAGCAACCACAGCTAGTACAGGCGCATTCACCACACTGAGCGCTAGCAGCACAACCACCCTATCTGGCCTGACAGCTTCCACAGCTTTGGCGTTGGACGCTAGCAAGAACGTGGTGAGTGTGACCAACACAGGCACGGGCAGCAATGTTTTAGCCACCAGTCCAACACTTGTCACTCCAGCATTGGGTACGCCTTCTAGCGGCGTGGTGACTAACCTGACCGGCACTGCCTCTATCAACATCAATGGAACTGTTGGGGCTACAACTCCTGCGGCTGGCACATTCACTACTCTCAGCAGCACAGGCAACACCACTATTGGTGATGCTGTAGCAGACACCATTACCGTCAATGGTCAGTTTGTAACTGGCACGGTACTGCGGTCTGCACAAACAGCGACTAACACGCTTGCGCTTGCTGCGTACGATACAGACGGGGTTGCGTACACCAACTTAATAACACTAACAGCCAGCACTACACCTACACTCACTCTCGTTTCAACAGGTGTGGGTACGATTAATAATATGTCGGTAGGGGCTACCACAGCAAGCACAGGTGCATTTACAACATTAACAAGTAATGGCGCAACAACTTTTACCGCAGGTACTGCTTCAACCACTACTGGAACAGGAACACTTGTAATCACAGGCGGTTTAGGTGTAAGCGGAAGAATCAACGCAGCCAACTTTGATGGAATTGTTGGCGCTAATACAGCCGCCGCAGGAACATTTACTACGCTCAGCAGCACAGGCAACACCACCCTTGGTGATGCAGTAGCAGACACCATTACTGTAAATGGGCAGTTTGTTACAGGTACAGTGCTGCGTTCCGCACAAACAGCAACCAACACACTTGCACTTGCTGCGTATGACGTAGATGGCGCTGCATATACAAACTTGGTGACTTTGACAGCCAGTAACACGCCTACTCTTGCTCTTACCTCTACAGGTGTAGGTTCTATCGACAATATGACTGTTGGCGCAACAACAGCAAGCACGGGCGCTTTCACCACATTCAGCGCTACTGGCACTGCTACATTCTCTGGCAACGTGTCGAATACAAGTTCGTCATTTACCCGCACAGCCACAACTCAAGCGTGGCTTGATGGCTCAATGACCACTGCCACATGGATAGTCGGTGGAACTACACAAACTGGCGCTATTACGTTGGGTCGGTCTACTGTTAGTCAGGCAATAAACATTGGCACGGGTGCAACTACTGCGGTTTCTACCAAGGCAATTATTATCGGCTCAACGGGCGTTTCTGGTTCCACCACAACTATTACATCAGGCTCATCGGTATCAGGCGCGTTGGTTACCCACACATGGAATGCTGGCGCTAACAACATGACGTTTGACACCGGCGGCAGCTTAGGGATTGGTAGTGCAACCAACAATGTATTTGATGTTACTAGCGTAGCACGCCCCTTATTGGTGCAAAGAAGCGACTCAAGTACTAACCTAAATGCAAGCACTGCTGCAATAGCAATCGTCAACGGTGACACCACAACAAACAACACCGCGCAATTAAACTTTGCTGCCATTACAGGCGCAAGTTCAAGCCAGTATTCATCCGCAGTTATTGCTTGTACTTTTGGCGCAAGAACAAACGCGCAGTACCCAACAGGGATATTGACATTCTCTACGTCCACCACATTAAACGTTGCGCCAACAGAGAAAATGCGTATTACGTCCGCTGGAAACGTGGGAATTGGTACTAGTTCGCCAACGCAAAAAGTCAGTATTGCTGGTGGGCTTAGTTTTAATAGTGCGATGTCTTTTTCGGGTTCTGGTTACGAAATTGGGCAAGACGGGGCAGACTTTTTGTGTTTTTCAGCCGGTTCTTCTGGCACACGATTTATCAATGCCTCTACTGCCACTGAGTTTATGCGTATTGACACCAGCGGCAACGTGGGGATTGGTACTAGTTCGGCGCAATCTAGATTACACGTTTACACAGGTGCTTCAGGAGTAACCCCAAACGCAGAGTCAAAACTTACTGTTGAAAATAGCGCAACTGCGGCAATTTCAATTCTTGCGCCAGCCGCCAATGAGAGCATTATTTACTTTGGAAGCCCAACATCTGCTGTTGATGGCGGCATTGTTTATAACCACCCTTCTAGGAACATGATTTTTAGAACGGCTGGCAACACTGAACGAATGCGTCTTGACACCGCCGGTCGCTTAATGATTGGAGGGTCTACTGCAACTGCATCTGAATCAAAACTTGAAATAAAAGGTCCAGCAAATACAGGCCTATCAATTTATATGCTGAAGACCAGTCAAGTTGAAGTTAACATGGGATTTGGTGGAGGTGGAGATTCTAATTTTTATATAAACAGTGGGTCTAGCACTATTGGAACTTCTGGAGTTTTTTTGCCTAATGTCGGTACTAGTTGGAGTTCTGTTTCCGACGAGCGCATGAAGACCATAGTTGGGCCAATTGAAAACGCATCTGCCAAAGTAGCTACCCTGCGTACCGTCATTGGCTACTTCAATAACGACACAACGCAAACCCGCCACCCCTTCTTGATTGCCCAAGATGTGCAAGCAGTGCTGCCCGAAGCGGTCAATGTGCAAAATTTAGAAACGGGAACCTTGGGGATGTCTTACACCGACACCATTCCTTTGCTTGTTGCAGCCATTAAGGAACAGCAAACTCTCATCACCTCTCTGACATCACGCATTGCGGCACTTGAATCTAACTAAAGGACTTACCATGACTACTACAACTTGGAACATCGTACAAACTGACTACTTGGTAGCAGACGGTTTTATCACCACCGCGCACTGGACAGCATCCGCTGTTGATGGCAAATCTACCGCTGGCTCTTACGGCACTTGCAGCTTTGCGGCTGCTACGCCATCCATCCCCTACGCCAGCGTGACCATGCAGGAAGTGCTGGACTGGTGCTGGGCTAACGGCGTGGACAAAGACGCGGTTGAGGCCAACCTTGCAGCACAAATTGCACTGCTGAAAAACCCCGTGCAGAAATCTGCACTTCCTTGGAGCGCGTAAGTGGAATACCAAGCAATGTTTAATTTTGTTGGTGGCGTACTTCTTATCGCCATTGGCTGGTGGTGTAAGGAAATTTGGGATTCAGTCAAAACTTTAAAAGCAGACATCAAAGCTATTGAGATTGACCTGCCAAAGCATTACGTCAGCAAAACGGACATTGAGAGTCGTCTCGATAAAATCGATGCAACCCTAGAGCGTCTGTTTGATCGGTTGGATGCAAAAGCTGACAAGTGATTGACCAGATTGTTTCTGCTGAAAGTCCGTGGCCTAACACTGAAACTAAGGTGGTGTTGGTCTGCCACATCCCTAAGAAGGATGAAAAGCTGAGTGCTAATGAGTTTGTAGATAAAGACGGACGTATATGCCGCTGGACGGTAGTAGACAAGAAATAGG